ACAACAGTCAACAATTTATTCTGCTAACGATAGCTTCAATAGTGTTTATTGTGGTCAAGGCAATGTAGTAGCATTTCTTACAACTGGCAGCGGCGCTGGTAGTGAATTCAGTATCACTGAACTTGGTATGCCACACGCTGTTACAGGCACTGAATAATATCCTTTTTTGATAAATATATTTACATAGCACAATACGGTGCTTCGTAATGATAACTCATTAACGGCGGCTAGAACCCGCAACCCATACTAGGAGAAATCAAATGGGACGCCCTCTAAAAATCGCAAAGGCTCAAGCAGTCTTAACAATCACTGATACAGCCGCAACAGGCAGTATCGTTACAGTATCAGGTGGAAATCTAACTACAACCCCCACAGTAGGTATAACTAAAGGTATGTCATTTGTAGCTGCTACAACAGTTGGTGGAATAACAGCTAACACAATTTACTATGTTAATTCAATATTATCAAATACTACATTTGATGTATCAGAAACTCAATTGAGTGTGCAGCCTCAAGTAATCCCAACATTAACAGACGAAACAGGCCAATCAGTTAGTGTTTCATTTAATGTTGTTGATGCATACTTCAACAACCCAACAGCAGGTGCTGGTTTTCCAGCAACAAATGCTAATACATATAGCGTAGTTGGTGGTAACACTGCTATTATTGGTAACCAAGTATTAGCACAAGTTGCTATTGGTGTTAATGGTACAGGTACATTGTACTCTGCTACAGACACTGCATACGTAACTGGTATCGGTACTGATTTAGCAAACACACTAAGTGTAGGTTCTGCTATTCAAGTTGCAAGCGCAAACATTAACGGTAGTACAGATTACACTACGATAGGTTTTGCTAACACCGTCGGTGGCTTGACAGCAATTGCTGTTGCTAACACAAACAACACCGGTAACATCATTCGTACTACCGGTAATGCTCAGACATTGTTTGCTAATGGTACAGTAAGATTTACTGCTAACTTGGGTGGTCTAGTATCTGGTGAAGTTTATTTTGTTAAAGCAATTGCTAACGCAACTGCATTTACTGTTTCATCAACATTAGGTGGTGCTGAGGTTGATTTGTCAAGTGCTACTGGTACTCCTGATGCACAGCAAGACGTTGTTGAACTGGTTGCAAACGCAGCCGTTGCATCAACAGGTGCCGCATTCGTTTACGCAAATGACGAAGCAGGTTTCATTGTTCGTCAAAAAGGTAAAACAAAATATCTAGTAACAGGTGGCACAACAGGTTTAACAGGAGTATGCTTTACTGCTAACGTAGCAAATACAGCATTGACACCAAACACAATGAATATATTGTCTACTGATGTAGCTTCTGCAACGGCATTTGTATCAAGTATAAACGATTACAACTCTGAAGTGTTCCCTGCACAAGTGGCAGCAGGTTCATTATCAGCTGGAACTGTATACACAATTTACTCAACTGGTACCACAAATTGGGCAGCAGTAGGTGCTGCATCTAGTATGACAGGTGTTACCTTTGTTGCTACTGGTACAGGAACTGGCACAGGTACTGCGGTAGTAAGTACTGTAAATCCTGATGTAATTGCGACATTCAACACAGCATTCGCTGCTAATGCCGCTAACGGTCAACCTAACCCAATCGTTGTTATTGCTAGTGCTTAATCATGGCAACTGCAACAAGTAAGGTAGCTAAAATGCAACCAGAAACTGAAATTGCAGTACTTCAGATCCAAGTTAAGACCCTCGAAGAAAAAATTGGGGAACTTAAAGTGGATCTGAAATCACTTCATGATGCGATTGAATCTAATGCAGACGAAACTAGGCGAATGTTAAAATCTATGCGTGAGCAAGATGTTAAAGAACACAGTGAATTGGCTAGTAAAATTTCAGTATTAGAAAAATGGCGATGGATGATGATGGGGGCCGGTATAATAATCGGCTCGTTAGGCTTCCCCACAGTGTCAGCAATACTAAAATAAAAAAAGAGACTTAGGTCTCTTTTTTTGTAAGTGTCTTTAATTTAGATTGAACAACATCAAAATTTACTGTACTAAACAATCCCGGATGTAATGGTTTGGGATATTGATTATCACCTACCCATGCATAACCGCAATGTTCTTCATTTAGATTTGGTACAAACTCATCGGCTACTTCACAGAAAAATGTATGATATGTGAAAGAATGATTGATGAATTTTTGAATAGGTATTAATTTTGCATTAATTGGAAACATACCTAATTCCTCTTGGCATTCTCTTGCAACACCTTCAAAGAGAGTTTCATAATCTTCTATTTTTCCACCCGGAATGCCCCAGTTACCTGGATTTTTGTTGTCTGTTCTTAATAGATATAAGTAGCGATTTGTTTTATTGCTATAAAAAAAAACCCCTGCAGCTTTATTGCTCATACTATGATTTATCACAATATTAGATGACGATAGAATAATCCCCTGCAGCATAGAAACCGTCGTAACTTTTCATCCAAATGTCATCCACAAAACGATATTGAACATTAGTTGTTAAGTTGGTTACATATTCTAGTGTTGTTGGAGTTGCAGCAGTACTATCAAAACTTACACCCCATTCACCTGTACTTGCATTATATTGAATAATGTCATTAGCAAAAGCGACTACATTGCCCCATGCTACTGTACTATCACCGGGCGCGCCAATATTATCAGTTAACAAATATCTACGACCGTTGATTGGTCCAGGCAATCCTGCGTTAGGACCGGTCATTTGAGGGTTTACAACGCCATCAACTGGGCTTAATGTATTTTGCGGTAATGTATCAGGGTCAATGTTGTAAATCAACAACCTATCATCATTTGGATTGGGTACAATAGTGCCTACAATGTCAGTAGTCATATATGGATTTTGTAGCCAAATTTGACTAATGCCCGGTTTAACTGCCCCGTATGCATTCAATACGCTAGACCAATATATATCTGTATCAGGATTAACCGGTAAATTTAGATTAATATTAGATGGATCAAATGCTATAGCCTCTGGTAATATCTGTAAAGTATTTCCTATTAATAATAGCTTGTATCCATATGGTGTAATCTTTTGTCTGGTCCCCAATAACATGTCATCGTTCTGCATATCTTGTAGTGCATTGCCTGCAAAAATGCTTGCTATAATTTTCTCAACTACACCCATCTTCTTGACTTTACTTGCGGTGGTGATCCATATTGGCATATAGAATTTCCAACTCATGACATCAATAGGATTGCCTGTACCAACTGGAATACTACGGCTGCTGAATGTTAGTCCATCTTGAAACACTGCGCTAAGACTAGTCCAGTCTAAAAAGTTATCAGTACTTTGAATCTCTAATGCAGGATTGAATAATGTTCCTAGTTGTTCAATCAATTGTAATTTTTGATTGTAGTTGGTTGTCCAAAAATCAACAGTGATTCTTAATGTGTATGGAACTGGCATTAATCTTTCAACAGTGAATGCCTGTCCTTGTACAGTTTCGTATTGTTGTGTTTCTTGATTATATGATCGTTGCCGAACATTAATCTTGTCTACAAAGGTAGGATCCTGAGTCCATTTTTGATTGTACTCTAAACCGCTTATGTAATATGTAATTAAAGGTGCGCTAGGCAAGTTACTTGCGCTATTATTAGCAATAATGGTTGCTGCTTGTCTACTGCTATCACCATACATGATTGGTACACGTATAATAATATCATTACCTGCAGGGTCTTTTCCTTTAGTAACTTCCCAGTTACTAAATATCTTTCCAAACTGAATTAAAAATCTGCGTATTTGCGAATCATAGAAAAAAGCTGCCATGTAAATACCTTAAGGTTGCGGGGGGATCGGATCCGGAGTCAATGCTAGAGCAGTAGACAATGCTTGACGCTGCGGAATAAATGTACCGTTAGTAAGTTCTGTCTGTGCTGTATCATTAATAAAGCCTGATAACAATGATTGATCTTGATATGTGAATCCAGTGTCTGTCCTAACATTGGATGATACTCTAATCCATACTCTACCGTCCCAACGATATAATAGTTGAGGGAAGTAATCAATTCGTAAGAAATAATCACCCACTTGAGGATTTACTGGGAAACTGATACCGGCACCAGAAACAGA